TCCTTACCGAAGCAGAAAAACGACGCGTCGCAGAAGGCGCCATTATTCTTAGTGGTTGTCTACAAAAATACGACGAGAAGAATGGTAATGGACGAGTATACCCCGAAAGAACCCTCCGTCGAGAAGTGGATAACTACAAAAGAGTAGTTGATGACCGCAGAGCCGTTGGAGAACTAGATCACCCTGACGATTCAGTCGTGAACCTAAAAAATGTTTCTCATCTCGTAACAGACATTTGGATGGACGGAAATAAAGTAATGGGTAAACTAGAAGTTTTACCAACACCTTCTGGAGACATTCTAAAAGGACTTGTAAATGCTGGTGTAAAAATAGGCATTTCGTCAAGAGGTTTAGGATCTGTCAGGGAAAGCCGCGGAGGCACCATGGTAAATGACGATTTCCAGCTTATTTGTTTTGATATTGTCCAAGAACCTTCAACCCCAGGAGCATTTATTGGACCTACATCCAGACCTTCCACACAAGTTTATGCCGAGGGTCTTACAAAAGAAGCCCTTAGAGAGACACGAGAGCAGATCATTCTCTCTAAAATACAGGATTTAATTTCATAATATGGATAAAAAAGAACTAACAAAAATTTTAAAACCTCTAATTAAAGAGTGCGTAAAAGAGGTAATAATGGAGGAGCCTGGTGCTCTATCTCATATTATCAAGGAGGTGGCCCAAGGCATGGGTGCTCAACAACTTGTCGAGAACAAACAAAACAAACCCATAAAACAGTTCATGAAGAAAGCTCGTCCGCAAGTCGACTTACAAGAGCAACGTAAAAAACTAATGGATTCCATTGGAGGATCTGATAGGTTCAACGGAATGAACCTTTTTGAAGGAACAACACCAGCCCCCGCACAGAGTGCAGAGTCACAAAAGTACGGCGCATTAAAAGATAGTGATCCCAATGATGCTGGAGTGGACTTATCAGCATTTGGTCTTTAAGGAGAATAATGAAGAAGTATAATCGCAAGAAACATAAAAAGAATGGTCTAGATGAGTATGACCGTAGGCTCGATAAAAAGAGAAAAAAGTACGGAAAGAAAATAAATGCCCAAGACTGTATTGAGCCTTACCAAGTATATGTAAGGGATAATCAAGTCGAGAGAGCATACAAGATTCTAGAAAGAATGCTCAAAAAAGATCGAATAATGGAAACTTACAGAGAGCGATTATATTACAAAAAACCCTCCGAGCAGAAAAATGAAAAAAACATTCGCGTGAAAAGAAAGCAACAGAAAGAAAATAAAAGAAGAAAACAACAAGAAAGTCTAGACGACAGGAGATAAAAAGAAAATGGCAAACTTTCAATATAGACAAGGTCTCGGAGCAGTGGGGGCCTATCAGGTTAGCGGAAAACCGTTTATTACAGGCGCGGCTCTGCCAGATCCCGCTGTAACACCAGCCCCGGTGGAGGTAGAGTTCCCCACTGTAACAAAAAGTATTACTTTTATACCCGACGCGACGGGCGGCGGCTACTATATCGGTTTTTCGGCCGCAGGAGTATCGGGAAGTCTCGGCACCAAAAAGTTTTTCTTCCAGAACGACCCCACGTCCACCACGCCACTTACGCTAGATGTAAAAGCTACTAGTGTCTTTCTACAGTGCGCTGACGACGGCGCGACCACCACCGCGTGGATCTATGCCAGCCTTACATCAATAGGAACAGGTTCAATAGTCAATAACTGGTCCGGATCAGCCGGAGTAGGATAAAAGAGAATTAAACAATGCCGACAACAGGGTTTTTAGGTTGGGCTTATATATCTGGTTCAACTGTTGATATAGCAGGAGGCTTATCTGATAAACAAGTCAACTTCATGTCTGGATCTACTATCTCCGGATCCGATGGTTTAGTTTATAACTATGAAACAAATGTTCTTTCGGCTAGCAATATCATATCAGCTTCTGCATATTACGGTGACGCTTCAAACCTCACCAACACTCCTGCTGGATCTCCCGCGGGCTCGGACACGCAAGTTCAATTTAATGACGGTGGATCTTTCTCCGGTTCCTCCGGAATGGTTTTCAACAAAACTTCAAACGTTCTAACTGTAACCGGTGATATAACTTCATCGGCCAACATTTCCGGTTCGGCTTTCTACGGTGATGGTTCAAACCTTTCCGGTGTTTCCGCGTCACCGGACGGATCCGATACTCAAGTTCAATTTAATGACGGCGGCTCAGCTTTCGGCGGGGACGCCGGCTTTACATACAACAAAACCACGAATTCACTTACCGTAGTCGGAGATATAACTTCATCCGGGGTGATATCTTCATCGGCAAATATATCTGGATCTGCTTTCTACGGTGATGGTTCAAATCTTTCCGGTATTTCTGCCGGTTCACCGGCAGGATCCGACACGCAAGTTCAATTTAATGACGGAGGATCTTTCGCCGGCGACTCCGGAATGGTCTTCAACAAAACTTCGAATGTCCTATCTGTAACCGGTGATATAACTTCATCGGCCAACATATCTGCTTCTATATTTTATGGGAGCGGAGCAGGCATTACTGGGGTAACGGCAGCACCAGCCGGGTCCACAACCCAACTGCAATTCAACGATGGTGGAACAACCGGCGCGTCGGCCGACCTAACGTATAACGACTCAACAAACACCCTAGTTCTTACCGGAACTCTTATCGCAACTGGTTCTGTTGCGCACGGTTATATCTTCTCCCTGAGCGGATCAACATTCAACTCCTCTTATGGATCTAGTGTATCAGGAAAGTATGCCCTTGTAGCTGATGACAACGTTTTGATCGACGCCGGCCCAAGCGCCTCCGCGGAGCTTTCCCTCATCTCAGCCAACGGCAAGGTGACGATCGGCGCCGGCGGCTATGGTGGCTCTCCCACAGATATAATGGGCGCGCGCCTAGACTCATCGCAGGCGGGTTCTGTCAATACAATAGCATCATACACTGGCGCTGGAATAAATGCCCACTCTATAAATAGACTTTCGCTAAGCGGTAGCGCTATACATCTTACCGCCTCAACTTTAATTGTCACATCCGCTCTTGGAACATCGAACTTGAATGTGCTGGGCGATATAACCTCATCAACAAACATATCAGCATCCGCATTTTACGGTGACGGCTCAAATCTCACCGGTGTTGGAGGTGGCTCAGCCGCAGGATCCGATACTTATATTCAGTTCAACGATGGCGGTTCTTCATTCGGCGGTGAAGCTAACTTTACATTTAACAAAACCACTGATGTTTTCAATGTAAGTGGATCAACCCGAATAACAGGGGCACTTGATCAAGGAAACAATAGTACAGATAATTATTTCAAAATAAGCTCAGCTTACAACGCCGCTCAATCCAATATCAGCGGCGAGTTTTTTCACTTCCCCAGTGTACAAGCTACTGTCGCCGGCGAGGTTTATTACATGTCTGGTACTGCAAATCCCGTCGTTCAATTGACAGCCTCAGCTGTTGGGGGCGGGGCTGCATCATTAGTCGGTTTGGCCGTGGGGACAGCCTTGGCTACTGACGGTTTGCTTTTGCGAGGCTTTTATACATTCAGCGGCACAGCAACCGGCTCCATTAGCGGCGCTGTCTCCGCTGGGGCTTTCGAGGAAGGGAAACAAATTTATGCTAGTGAAGTTACTCCTGGCTACCTTACAACGGTTCAACCTTCGACCTCCGGCAATGTTGTCAGGGTCCTGGGCCATGCCGTCACCACTACCATGATGTATTTCAATCCATCACCAGATTTCGTTACGGTGTAACTTTTAAGATTTTACAAACTATTTATTAAGAATAATACTATAAAATAAGGAGTATTTTAATGTCCATGCTTGAACAAGCCATAATTGATGCGAAGGAACTTCGCGAAGCAGCGAAAGCTAACGCAGAAGCTGAAGTAATACAAAAGTATTCATCCCAAATAAAAGAAGCAGTTGATCGCTTGTTAGAGCAAGATGAGGAAGAGGGGGCTGATGTGGCTTTAGATCTAGATGCGGCCGCAGATGATCTTGCAGCACACCCAGAGTTACAGGATGAGCTTCCCGCTGCATACGATGCCGATGTTGATGACGCAAAAGAAGAAGCGAAAGAAATTGTCGACGATATCGGCGGCGTCCTCGATCAAGCGCAAAACCTCCTAGATCAAGTTGCCTCGAAAGTTGCTGCAATTGGTGAGGAAGACGAAGATACTGTCGAAATAGACTTAGATAAGATTAATTTTGATGATGAAGCTGTTGACGCCGCTGAAGTTGGCATGGAAGCAGAACAAGACTCTGATGTTGTTGTTGATGAGCTTACCGAAGAAAAAGAAACAACCGAAGAAGAAATAGATATATCGGAAGAAGATCTTTCTGCCATTCTAGAGAGAATGGTTGTTGATGTCTCCGCGCAAAAGAGCGGATGGGCCGGCCGCCCCGATTCACAGATCTTTTTCGAAGACGATTTAGCCCTTGCTCGCTTGGAGTCAGACGGCTATAAAGAAAAAGCAAAAGAATATAAAGAGGCAGTTGAGAAACTTACAGAGAATGTAAATAAACTCCAAGCTACTCTTGATAAAAGAAATGAACTAATCAAAAATTCCGCAGTATTGATCGAAAGTTTACAGAATAAGCTTACGGAATCACATCTGCACAATGTGAAGTTACACTTCACAAACAAAGCTCTGGTAGATACCTCCTTGAATGAGCGACAAAAAAATAGAATTGTCGAAGCGATCAATAGAGCAGATTCGACCGATAAGGTCAAATCGGTGTTCGAAACATTAGTAGAATCAGTTTCGTCTGATCCTGTGAAGAATACAGGACCACAAAACCTAACTGAAGTACTTAAAGTTCGCACATTAAGGGCTCGTCCAACAAAAACTCAAACTATAAACGAGTCCAGCGAGGTTCTTCGATTGAAGAAACTTGCAGGCATTCTATAAAATTTAAAGGAGAAAAAATAAATGTCTATTCTAGAAAAACTAACAGAAGGCATGGTTCCGCGTGATCTACACGCTGAATCACACGCTCTCGTAGAGAAGTGGGAGCGCACTGGTCTTCTTGAAGGTCTTGGTACTGATGAACAAAAAAATCAGATGTCACGTCTTCTTGAGAACCAAGCCAAAGAGCTTCTCCGTGAGTCATCCACCATGCAAGGTGGTGACGTAGAAGGTTTCGCAGCTGTTGCGTTCCCTCTTGTACGCCGAGTTTTCGGTTCACTTGTTGCACAGGATTTGGTCTCGGTTCAGCCGATGTCACTCCCGTCAGGTCTAATCTTCTTCCTTGACTTCACATTCTCGGGACAGATAGGTACTGGCACCCTAGGCGACGGATACATGGGTAACGCTACAGGCTCTTCCATTTATGGTGGTGGTCGCGTAGCCGCGCAAATCACCGGCGGCGTTGTTCTTGCAGGAGAGAACGTTAACAACTTCCGCTTCGCAGAGCAAGGGCCATATGGACTCAACAATGGCTTCTCGTCACCGACCGCGAGTGTTGACCCCAACGCCGGCGATGTTACGGTAACACCTGTTGCTTCCGGGACAATCGACGCGAATGGCGACCTCGTCATTGACGCTGGCGCCACAGCCGGCTATGACACCCAAGCCTTAATGCGTTTCGATCCTGATATTTGCAGCCCAGCTGCTAGTGGTTCAACTTGGGCCGCGGCCACAATTGCAATTGTCGAACAAGTCCCGGGCCAGGCACCACAGTGGGCCCAGCTGAACCGTGAGAACCTAGTAACCATGTGGGGCGTGGATGCTGCATTCAACGGCGCGCCCTGGATCCGTCGCTTGACGACACTGGACAGGTTCGATCCTGCGGTTGTAGCAGGTGGCGCCCCGACCAACTATCTTGTCTTTGCGCAGGATGCCACCGCGACCAACACCGCGGCCGCGATCGCCACCGCGCTCGGGAGCGAAACCCGTCTGGAGTTTGCTATAGATGATGATTATCAAACCGGTGGCGCCCTTGGCTCTGTCGTTGGTGATCCGCAGTGGGGACTTGAGAATACTGCTGATATCCCCGAGATCGACATCAAGGTTGACTCAGTAAGCGTCACAGCGATGACCAAGAAGCTTAAGGCCAAATGGACCCCTGAGCTTGGTCAGGACTTAAACGCCTACCATAACTTGGATGCCGAGGTTGAGCTTACATCAATCCTTTCAGAGCAGATTGCTCTTGAGATTGATCGTGAGATTCTTGAAGACCTCGTCGTTGGCGCCGAAGCCGATACGCAGTATTGGTCACGTCGTCCAGGCAAGTTTGTCAACCCCGCAACTGGTGCTGACTTAACTGCCGGCGGAACTGTTGGTCCGGACTTCACCGGTAACGTTTCCGAGTGGTATGAGACACTCCTTGAGACAATCAATGATGTTTCCGCTCAGATCCACCGGAAGACCCTTCGCGGAGGAGCCAACTTTGTTGTTGTATCCCCCGAGATGGCGAACATTCTTGAGTTTACCGCTGGTTTCCGAGCCTCTGTAACTCACGATGATGATCGTGGAACCATTGGTGCCGTTAAGGTTGGATCACTCAGCAAGAAGTTTGACGTGTTCGTCGATCCTTACTTCCTACGCAATGTCGTATTGGTAGGTCGTCGTGGCGCTAGCTTCCTAGAGAGTGGCTATGTCTACGCTCCATACGTACCGCTCCAGGTAACTCCGACAATCTTCGGTGTCGAGGACTTCGTGCCTCGTAAGGGTGTCATGACCCGATACGCCAAGAAGATGGTCCGTCCTGATATGTACGGCTTGGTAATCGTTTCCGATTTCCTTGGCTAAGATTGACTTTTAGTTAATCACGGAGACCCCCGGTTTTTGCCGGGGGTTTTCTTTTTGCCCTAACTATTTATTAAGAAGGAGATTTCCCATATGGCTTTACCTGTCCTAACGCCTGTTTCAACAGTATCAGCTGTTATTTTACCGGCAACCGGCACTATCACTAGTGTTTCAACAACTTTACCATATGGTATCTATGCTTCATCCAACGCATTTTTAAGTGGTGCAGCAGATCAAGTTGCTTATACTTACAAAATGTTAGGGGGTGATGTCCTAGACATCGAACTGACGGCCGGAAACGTCTATGCGGCCTATGAAGACGCGGTCGTAGAATATTCCTATTTAGTTAACTTACATCAAAGCAAGAACTCTTTATCCGATCTCTTGGGATCTGAGACAGGTTCTTTTGATTCTGATGGGACAATTACTACTGGATCGCTATCGGGATCGAATGCTGCTACTAAATTTACCAAGTTCGCATTCGAATATTCACGCAGAGTCGGGGATGCGGTGGGGACAGAAGTCAGAGTCGGCGGCCTCACTACTATATATTCTGCTTCATTTAACGCGGTGGTGGGCGAACCAGACTATGATTTGGACAGTATCCTGCGAAACAGTACTCAATTCTCTGGTACCGTGGGAACCGATAAAAGAATTATAGTTCGAAAAGTATTTTTTAAGACACCACAAGCAATGTGGAGATTTTATGGTTATTATGGTGGATTGAATACAGTCGGCAACTTGGCTCACTATGGTCAGTATGCCGATGATTCCACATTCGAAGTTATACCAGTTTGGCAAAACAAAGCTCAGGCCATGGCATTCGAGGATAACATTGCCACAAGAACTAGTGGGTTTTCTTATCAGCTAAGAAATAACAAACTTCGTTTATTCCCGGCGCCCACTATTGTCCAACCGAAGAAAGTTTGGTTTGAGTTTACAGTATTGGAATCTGCTTTAACCTCTACATCTCCTTATGTCCAAAAGACTATTGAGGGTGTCAACAACCTAAACACTCTTCCTTATGAAAACTTACCTTATGAAAGTATAAATGCGATAGGGAAGCATTGGATCCGCCGTTATGCGTTGGCTGTTGCAAAAGGGCAGCTAGGAGAAGTGCGCTCCAAGTTTGCTACAGTCCCCATCCCGGGAGATAATGTAACCCTTAATGGTGTAGCTCTTAAAGATGAGAGCAAGACAGAGAAAGATCTTCTTAGAACTGAACTCAAGACCATCTTGGATGAACTTACGTATGTGAAGCTAGCTCAAGAAGACCAGGCAAAGACCGTAGCTGCCATGGAAACATTTAAGCAGATCCCTATGCCTATCTATACTGGGCCGCAAGGTAGCTCTTAATGGCTGATAACAAATGGTCCAGACCGGCCTCCCCGCCTCCTCCTTTATTTTTCAATGATAAAGAAAAAGATCTCGTCAAGCAAATTAACGATGAGGTAATCGAGCGCGTTATAGGTCAGACTATAGTTTATTATCCTCTTTCTCTGGAACATACAAACTATCACTCCATCTACGGAGAAGCGATCGAGAAATCATTTTTGGCTCCGGTGAGAGTTTATGCTTTGGTCGACTGGGAAGGGATAGAAACCGAGACACATAACTACGGTTTGGATAAATCTTTTAAAATAAGAGTTAATTTTCATAAAAGAAGGTTAACAGCAGACCAAGATCTCTTTGTGAGAGAGGGAGATTATGTTCAGTATTTAGATGATCTTTTTGAGATAACAACACTCATGGAGCCTAGGCTTCTATTTGGACAAGCACAAAGCAGATTCGAAATAACTGCTATGTGTATCAAGTCACGAGAGGGGATGTTCGATGGACAATAATTTTTCTGAAAACTTAATTGAAATACCATTCAACCCTTCCACGATCGAGAACATTGATACAGCAGTATTCAGATTTTTAGATGAGACTTTTAATATATCAGTTAAGTCAAACACATCTTTTCGAAAGGTCCCCGTACAGTGGGTGAGCCCAGAGAGGGCGTTCTTATCAAAAGATAAGCCGAGAAAAGAAGGAATTTTTGAATTACCCGTTATAACAATCCAGAGAACTGGCATCAATAAAGATCTAGCTAATAGAGGTAGTATCTGGGCAAACGTTCCACCGGTTGATGATGTACAAGGTGGTTCAATAACAATAGCAAAGAGGCTGATGCAAAGTAAAACCAAAGAGTTTGCAAACGCCCTTTCAAAAAGAACTTATAACCAAGAAAACTTTAAGTTCGATAACCCCAAAAGAGTTTTTCAGTTCATTTCTATTCCCCAAGTTGTGTATATCGATACTAGCTATCTTATAACATTAAAGAGCAACTATCAGACTCAAATGAACACCATGATCACTCCATTCATAACCAGACCCGGAGCTATTAATTATAGAGTAATAGAAAACTTTAGCCATCGTTATGAACTATTTATTGACGGAAGCCTAAGTCAGACTGATAATGTCGCCAACCTTGGTAATGAAGAAAGATTGTTTACAACAGAAATAAAATTTGATGTTTTAGGCTATCTATTTGGCGACGAGAAGAATGGCACCCAACCCACATTAAAGATAAGAGAATCAATTGTAGAGTACCGTTTTCCAAGAGAAACAGTAATTTTCCCCAGCGACGGTTTAAATACACCGCAACAGTTTTCTAAGAAGGCAGATTTAGATTGTTAGCGTTTGTCTTTTTACAATTGCCGGCACTATTTATTAATGAACAATTTTCTCTAGAGGAGATTTTAAATGGCAGTAGATAAGTTTAGATTCGTTTCACCCGGAGTAGAGACCCGGGAAATAGATAGATCGGCAACCCCCGAGCCTCCCGAGCCAATCGGCCCAGCGATTATCGGTCGAGCGCAAAAAGGGCCGGCGATGACACCGGTTAAGTTAAAGACTCGTGAAGATCTTTTGCGTATTTTTGGTGAACCCGTTCCCGGCGCTGGTGGTGGAGATGTATGGAGAGAGGGCAGCAAGACAGCCCCCACATATGGCATGTATGCCGCCGATGCTTTCTTAAGGAATTCCGCCCCCCTTACCTATGTAAGAGTTTTGGGTGACGCATCCACAAATGCAACCGCAGCTGGTGCTGCCGGTTGGAATGTGGAAAATGCATATGGACTTTTCTATTTTGACCTTTCGGGCAACGGTAGCGGAAGCCTGACATGGCCGGCCAATATCGAGCCGAGCGCCGCCGCAACCGGTACCGGTTCATTAGGCGCAGTCATTTATACAACTGACGTCTCATGCTCCGTTGAAGTCAAATCTGGTTCAATCCAAGCGCCCGGCACTCTCATACCTTCCGAGGTTGGCGCATCCAGCGGCATTTTCAAAATCGTGATCAATAAAGCCAAAGGAGAAACACCATTAACTGCTTCTGTATCTCTCGATCGAGATTCTGATATTTACATTCGCAAGGTTCTCAATACCAACCCTGAATTTACAAACGAAACTTATTATGGCAGCGCCGACAGGTTTAACTACTGGCTTGGTGAAACATATGAATCCGCGGTCAGTGAAGATCTTGGCGGTTTAACAGCTTTCCCTAATAGGAGTTTCGCTGCCACCACCCTACTGGAAGTCAGTGGTGGCAACGGTGATGAAGAGCACATGAATCGCAGCTATTCAGTCAATAAAGCTAGCACTGGCTTCTTGGTGCCGCAGGATCTTGATGCATTCGCTGGTTATGATCCTGCAGCCCTGACAAAGCTTTTCCGCTTTGTTGCTCGTCATGATCGGGGCATTTACGACATAAGGAATGTAAAAATCTCTATAACAGATATTAAAGCTAGCACAAGCCCCTTGGTTAACCCCTACGGCACATTCAGTGTTTTAGTGCGCGCCGGCTCTGATACTGATCAGAATCCCAACGTCCTAGAGCAGTTTAACGGTGTTAACCTTAATCCAGCTTCTGAAAACTTTATTGCCGCCCGAATTGGTGACAAATATAAAGTTTGGGATGAGGCTAATCGTCGATATGTTGAATACGGAGATCACAACAATCAATCAGATTATATTAGACTAGACGCGCCCCGCGCTCTATACGATGGGACTCTAAATGCAGAATTCCTTCCATTTGGATATTTTGGCCGAGTGAAGTACTCTGATTTCACAATTGGTTACGTGGAGGCCGATTCGCCCACGACCGGAACATATACAGCCGGCATCTCGTATGCAGCCCCGGCCACCGGATCCGGACTGCCCGGCTGGCAGACAGAGCTCGGTGGCTATCTCGATGCGGGTACCGGATCAATGCTCTTCTTCGTCACTGGCGGCGTCGTTAATGATGTTATGTTCACTGGCTCATCACACCCAATCTCTCTCCGATACCCCGCTGCTCCTCTCCGAGAGGACTCAACCTATATCGCTTTAAGAGAGAACGCTTACTTTGGAGTTAACTCTAATGGCATTTACACCAATCACGATAGGGGTTATGTTGATTACAACCGGCTACTCGCCAAGGCGGTAGGTACGGATCCGCAGGTTGTTACAGATGGTACTTCTTACTCGTATGTCTTCTCGTTGGATGATTTAC